ATGCCGCTCCGCCAGGAAGGTCCCCCACTTCAGCCCGCCCTCGGCCACACCCCCAGTTGGACGAGCGGCGACGTTCTGCTCTGGATGAAGCGGGCGATGCACACGGACCCTCGCGTTCGCGGGCCGGCCGAGATCCGGCCGATCGAATGGCCGAACGACTATCTCGACATCACGGATCCGCTCTGGGCCCGCAAACGGGACATCCTCTTGGCCTGGGCTCGCTGTCGTGCGGCCAAGGAGAGCTTCCAAGAATTCATCAGGTGTAGGGGCTGGGGATCGGCAGCAACGATCTACCGTCTGCGTGATGAGGCGGCCGAGCAGATCGCCGCCGGCATCAACGCGGCGATCCTGCGCAGCATGCCCAAGACGAATTCAGCTTGACACTGAGAAAACTGGCACCGGATCAACACGCCGTTGCCGCTTTGTTTCGAACCGGCACAGCATTGGGGATACACCGTGCCGGCACCGTCGCAGTCGCAGAGCACCACCCAGACTTTCGCGCCCGGTCGGCGCTCCGCACCCGGCCGCCACGCCGGCGGCATCCGACAGAGCCGCGTCCATGCCCCGCCGATCGGCACTCGCCGTCCGGAAACGCTGAACAAGCGCGTCATGGACATCGAGGATGTGCTGCGCTGGGCGTTCGTCGACGAGCTGCCGAAGCGGCGCGAGGACGACGGCTCGTTCCGGATGCGCGAGTTCCCCTCGGTCTGTCCGATGTTCGCCATGGCCCAGCACGGCGGTCGCATCGAGAATTTTACCCGTGAACCCGGCTTCCCGGCCGCCATGGGTGAGCCGCATCCCGACGCGCTGATCGTCGAGGCTGCCGTCCTCGCGCTCTCACGTTTCGCCTATCACCGGTTCGACGGCGACCTCGGCCTCGCTACGAATTTGCCGGCGGGACAGGACGAGCACGGGCCGATGGCGCGGGCCATGCAGCAACTCGTCGAGGTCGTGCGCATCCGAGCCCGGCTCGGAGCACGCCCGACCTTCGCGGCCTCGCCGGAGCCGGCGGCCTTGGTCGACGAGAAGCGCGGTCGACCGGTGGTGATGATCCAACGCACCACCATGAAGGCCGATGCCGAGGGTCGTCTGCGCCCCCACATCGTCGAAGAGCGTGTCGGCGCCGAGGGCAAGGATCGATATCCGCGTGGGGCCTACTGCGTGATCGAATGGGACGATCCAAAGTCGATCTTGATTGAGCGTGCGGAATACGCCGCCTGGTGGGCCGGCCTCGACGTCTTGGCGCACGATCTCTCCGGGAAGCTCGCGTCGATCGCCGTGCTGCCGCCTGCGGCGGCTCAGAGGCCCTGGGCAGGGGAGACAGATGCGGCGAAGCCGAAGCGGATCCTCGACAACGCGTCGAGCCGCAAGCGCCTTCGTGAGCAGCGCGTCGACCAAGTTGTGAACTACCTTCTGTCCCACCGTCGCAAGAGCACCCCGCGCAAACCGAAGGTGACTCCGTCGGCGCAGTCCGCTACGGCGTGAGTGTTCTTCACGGTCGCAACCCGATGATCAGAACTGGTCGCGAACGTCTACTCGCGACCCCTCTCAGACCTATGAAAGGTCAGTTTGTCGGAGTTCTGATCGAGCCCGCATGGCTGAAGATGAGCAAATGTGGACAGCCTCGTGCTCCTCGCTCCTTGGGGCGGGATCCTTGCCCGTCCGCAGCCGTCAGCCGTGTTCAATGTCAAGCTTCCCGTGTGCTTGAGTAAACGCTCACGATAGTTCGGGAGCGCCTGCCCCGATTTTCACTGTTCATTGTTCATTGCGATCGGCAAAGACCTCCAAGTAGACAACGTTACGGGGCTGATCCCGGAATATTCTGTGAGAGGCTTTCGGACAGGCGGCGTCAGCAAGTGACCTCAGATCTTCCTCGTTCCGGTAGATGAGGCACCAATCCATGAAGCCGGCCATGAACCCGCGACCGTGACTGTCCCGTGTGAAGTTCGCTATCGAAAGAACGCCGCCGGGATCCAGGCGCGCAAACATCGCCTTAATAAGCGCAATTGCCATATTGTCCTGTAGGTAGTCGAAAAGCCCCGCGGAGTATATCAAGTCATACCGTTTTGCGACGGCACGCTCCCTTATCAATGATGCGAAGCTCTTCGTCTCTCCGAGTATGTCGTACTCGCGGTATGTTGTTTGAGCTTCGGAGATGGACGCAGGATCCTGGTCGAGCGCGGTGAATTTGACGTTGGTATCCCTGGTGATGTCTCGCAGACGGTCCAGCTCCCGCATGTGCCCGGAAGCCACCGATAAGACTTCTGCGGTCTCTCGGGAGGTCATGGTTTTGTTTATCAAATTTGCCAAGTAGTCTTGGCGCCACAAGATACTTTTTGCATTTGGCAAGGTTGTCGTCGCTTCGTGTATGACGCTTGCTATGCCGTCCAGGGACGAACGGGCTGGTCTGTAGATATAGTCCAGCATGACTGCATCACCGGCGTAACCGCGCGGCTTTTCAAATGCGCGCCGCGCATAAGGGTCCATCAACAGGATCTGCGAGAGTGGATGAGATCGGCAGAGGGTTTGAAATCCCTGCAAATCACCGTCGATGATCGCCTCATCAAACGATGTGCCAAGCTCGGTCGCGAGCCAGTCTATAACGCCGAGCTCTGGCTCTGCCGCAAGTCTCTCATGAGCCTTTGTCAGGATGGCATTCAAATGATCCACGTCGCTCTCCGAAAGGTTAATATGTGTTAACCCCGGAGACTGGGTATCATATAGATCCTGTTAACCACAACGAAAAGGCGGCGGCAGAACCAAGCTATTTCTTGAGCATGGTTAAAGCGCTCTCGGGTATGCGATCTGGATCTGCTCGCTTGTTAGGCGACGATGGCGGATTGCGAGAAGAAGAGCCGGTGCGATCCTGGTTATCTGGCGGTCTGCCGGAGCGGAAAGTTGGAGAGCGCTAGCTGGCCAACACGTCGTCGGCTCCGGAGTGGCAAGCGCCCCGAAGTTGGTTGCCCGCTGGCATGTGGCGCCGGAGCGTAAGTCCGCACCCGAGGCATTGCAGCCCGTCGTGCGGTGCGTTCACCGCGACGGCGGGTGATCCGAGGCGTCGTCAGCCACCGACACCTCGGCTGCGCCCATCCGTCGACGTGTCGCACGCGCTCCCGAATATCGCCAAAAAGAAGTAGCGGTAGATCCAGGAGGAACTCGGTACACGCCGCCGGGACATGCAGGGATCCGACCGAAAGTCATTCCTCGGTAAGCTTGAACACACTTGACGACAGGTCGACGATAAAATCGCTTCCGAACCTGGCGCTCGCTAAGGATCTGTGAAGGGCCGCCGGCCATTCTGAACGCGATTTACTCTCGTTGCGGATCGTCCGGTTCTGGGTCATCCGGCACTCTGGATCAGTGTCACCAGCGGCAAAGGTTGGATCGAAGCGGCGATGATACCGGCTCTTCCGGATTTGCTCGACGAGGAGCTAGGCAGGCCGTGGTATGTCCGAAGCTCGCGTGTGGTGAAGGCACTCTATGCTGCGGAGCGAGAGCAATGGCGTCGGCAGAGCGCCCGGATCTCGGCCCACATTGCCGGCGCGGTCTACGCCCTGTTCGCAGTTACCGATTACATCCTCGTTAACGACGTGTTCGTGCTCGATTTTCTGGCGCGAATGGCCATAGGGGCCATATTTATCATAGGTACAGAAGCGCTGTTCAGGGTCGGTGTACGGTCCTTGTATATCGAGCTGCACTGTGCATCCGCGACCGTGCTCGCCTATGTGACATGGTTGACGATTTCAGGCTTGAGCGTATATCAGAACAATATGGCATATTACGCGACTTATGGCGTAATATTCATGATAGGCCAAAACGTATTCTTTAATTTCAGATTTCAGATCGCAGTAGTCTCTTCTACAGCAATCTTGATTTTATCGCAGCTGGATATCGCGCTAAATCGCAATATCGGATTTGCGTACGTCGTCGCCATCGCAGCGCTATATATTTCGACCTACATCCTGACACTGTACGTGAACTGGAGCCTGAATTCAGAGCGCTTCTTAGTTTTCCTGAACTCCGCGCGCGCGGAGATCCGGCAGAAGGAAGCCATGGAGCGCGGCGCGGCTCTCCTGAAATTATCCACGACTGACGCCCTGACGGGACTGGCTAACCGGCGCGCTGTCGATGAAGAGCTCGGCGCCTATTGGCGGGACTGGCAAGCCCAGCACATCAGCTTCGCGGTCGTGCTGGTCGATGTCGATTACTTTAAGATCTACAACGACCGTTACGGGCATCAGGAGGGCGATCGGTGTTTAGCCGCTGTCGCCGACGCTATGGCGGCTGCCGGCGCGGAGAACGGCTACATGGTTGGCCGCTTCGGCGGCGAAGAATTCATTCTGATCGCTCCGTCCCCGAGCCGCGAGCATGTCAAGCACATCGCGGAAACGATCCGGCGTGCGGTGGAGGGCTTGGCTATCCCGCACGATCATAGGCCCGACAGTGCTGCGGTCGTTACGGTGAGTGTCGGCGCCGCGTTCAGTCGGGATGTTCCGGGAACGCGTGTGGAGAGGTTAATCACCGAGTCTGACCGAGCTCTCTATGATGCAAAAAAGACCGGTCGGAATTGCGTACGATTGTTCGATTACGAGAGTTCAACGTACGCTGAAGCAGAGGAAAACTTGGCTGATCTGCTCCGCACGGCAGAGGATCGAAAGCTTGTATCCTTGGTCTATCAGCCGATCTTGAGCGCACCTTCGGGCGAGATCGTGGGCGCCGAGGCGCTGATGCGCCTGACAACGCCGAATGGCAAAGCCATATCTCCGGCTGTTTTCATCCCGTTAGCCGAACGGATGGGTGTCATCGTGACGCTCGGCCTTTGGGCGATCGGGACGGCATGTCGGCAGCTTCTGGCGACCGACGCCGTTCCGCTGGTGAGCGTCAATGTTTCACCAGTCCAGCTCAGGCAAGCGAGCTTTTCGCTGATGGTGGCCAAAATTCTCGGTGACACTGGGATTTCGCCGCGCAGGCTCGCGATCGAGATCACCGAAACCCTCCAAATCGAGGATCAACCCGACATTCTGAAAAACATCCGTGAGCTCCGGCTGCTCGGGGTGCAGGTGTGGCTCGATGACTTCGGCACAGGATTTGCCGGGTTATCCTGTGTTCGAGAAGTAGAATTCGATGCTGTAAAATTGGATCGATCCTTCCTGCATGCTACGAATACGGTCAAGGGTTCCGAGATGTTTAAGAACATCATCGGCCTCGTACGTAGTACGGGGTGCGCCATTGTGGTCGAAGGTATTGAGACGGAGGATCAACGTCGCCTCTGCGTGGAGCAAGAGGTCGACTATCTTCAGGGGTACCATATCGGGAGACCTGCGCCGGCGGAGTCGTACGGCTGCTCGAGTGCCGGGGCGACCGGTTCGGTTCAGAGGAGCGTGGGTTAACAGGTTTGTTCTAAAATTCCGGCATGCGCTTTCGTTTTTTTCAAAGGCTCCCCTCCCAGCCGACAAGCCACTTGACTGCGGTTTGTCGCTTGACGCATATGGACAGCGCAGAAGTTTAAGACGGCCCCGGCGGAGGCCCCGCGCGGGGCCTTTGTCGTTTCGGGGAGGCCAGCCATGAAGCGCTGATCTCGCTATGGCGACCGACCTCTGATGCGGACGGTTTCGCCCGCTGATCCCTGACAGTCTGACCTATAGCGGCCCCACAAAGCCGGGTCGGGCAACGCTTCGAGCCCCTGGACAAGCTTGCCGCACGCGTAGTTTCGACCCCAGCGATCCCTCAAAGACGGGATAGGGCCGCACGTCACGGGCGGCCGAGAGGACAGAACCGAGGATATCATATCGCTGCAGTCATCCCGTGGGTCGCCTTCGCGGCGAGTCGGCGGTCAGTCCTGCGGGTGTGATAGCCGACGTCTCACCCTCATCTCTCGCCGGAAGGCGCGCCCCCCCACCCGGGCGTTATGGGGTGGCCCCGTTTCAGCGATGCAGCGTAGGAGGCGATCGGCTATGATCACCACCATGACGCGCGCACAGCGCCCGGTGATGACCGAGCGTGACATCGCCGAGCGCCTCCGGCAGCTCTGCAGCAAGGCCGACCGGCTGAAGATGCCGAGCCATCGGCACAGCGCCGAGTCGTTCATGGTCGACCGCGACGAGATCCGCGACGGCCTGCGCCGCTTCTACCGCGAGCTCACAGGACACTGGCCCGACCAGGAGGCCTCCGGACCGCCGCGCCGCCAGTCGGCGCCGGTCCCGGCCGCAGTCCTGCGCCACCGCGAGCGCTTGCGGGGCACCGCGAAGACGGCGTGATCGACAGCAGCGGGCCGGGCTCTGCTGAGGGGCATTACCGCCCGACCCGCTGACCGTACGAGAGGACCGTCGAAAACCTCCCGCGCCGCCTTCCTAGCGCGGATGCCAGGCTTGTTCAGCATGTTCTGAGCCGCGGACCCCGCAATTCGACTGATCCACAACCCCGCTCCGGCGGGGTTTTTCTTTGGAGCGCCCATGACCGCCTCCCAGCGCACGGCGCTCCTCCGGATGTGCCGGTCGATCCTCGCCTGCGATTGCGCGCCGCCGGACATTCGCTTCCGGGCACGCAGCCTGGAAAACCACCTCGTCGTCGACGGGTGGCTCCACGGCATTTTCGGCTGATCGAGACACCTGCATGAACCTCAGCGCCTCCGATCTCGTCGACCAGGCCGTCGAGCAGCTCGCCCCGGTCGTCGGTTCGACCGCCTCCAGCCTGCGTTCCGCGGCCGATGCCTTCGACGCCTATGTGTCCAAGGCGCCGAGCGCGATGCACGAGCGGATCGCCGCCGTGATCGGCGAGGAGTGCCGCAACGCGGCCGACTGCGTGCAGGTGCGCCGCGCCTTCCTGCAGGGTTTCCGGCTGTGAGCCTCGTCCACGTTGTGCGCTTCGGCGCTGGCTCCGCGCGCCGCTACCTCGCCCAGGCCGGGACCGCCGGCGAGCGCGAGAACGGTTGGCGCCCCTTCGTGTGGACGAAGGATCTGGCGCGCGCCGAGAAGTTCTCCTCGGCGCAGGCCGCCCGCACCTACGCCCAGAACGCGCTGGGCCACACCGAATTCGACGTCGGCGTCGCTCCCACGAGCGGGCTGCCCACCGATGATCTCGGCGGCACGCCAGCGGCGATGCGAGCGGTGGCCTGAAATGGACGAGCTGTTCCTCGACGTCGGCCTGCCAGATCGCATCGCGCCCTTCGTGCCACCGGTCTGCCTGTCGCCGCTGACCGTCCAGATCCTGGCGATCGCGCTGATCCTGGTCGTGGGCCTCGCCCTGCAGGAGACCTTCTGGCCCTCGCGGGATCCGCGGCGATGACGATCCGCAGCCTGCTGGCGCTCCTCATCCTGGAGATGGCGCTGGCAACCGTGATCCTGCTCGGCGCCATGGCAACGGGCCACGCCGAGACGATCGGCTGGCGCGTCGAGGTCCAGGCCTGCTCCAAGGCCTGCCGGGTTATGCTTGGCCGCGAGCGTGCCGAGAGCAAGTATACCTGCATGACGCGCGCTGCGCGCATCGCCGAGTTTGCCGACCTCACGAAGCTGCTTCCGGCCGGATCGCGGATCACCGCGCGCTGTCTGCCCGTCGAGGGGATGCCGGGCGCGTGAGTTCCAACCGCCGCGTCGCCTGGGGTGCGGCCTTCAGCAAGGCCCGAGGGGATCGCATGGTACGCCGTGAGATCCGCGAGGAGCGTCTGCGCGGCCAGCGCTGCTCAGTGCTCGACCTGTCCGCGTGGCGCGGCCAGTCCGGACGCCGCTACGTCGTCACCATCCACACGCTGGCGCAGGCCCGCCTAGATGTCGACGCCCCCGGCGCCGTCATCCTCGGCGTGCGCCGCAATGATGACGGGCTCGCCCGCATCGTCGGTGCCGGCTGGAACGGTACGATGGCCGAGGCCGCCAAACTCGCCGCGGCCGACGGCGCGACAGAGATACACGCGCATCGCCTCGCCGACTCCGACGAGGATCGCGAGGCGATCGTCGAAGACCTGGTGGGTGACGATGCGCTCTGAGCCGGGTCACTACCTCGACCTCTGGGCGCTCGTCGCGATCTACGCGGCCGCGGCCACGATCGTCATCGAGGCGAATTACCAGCTGCCGATGGCCCTGCTCGACGAGTGGGGCCGGATCCTGCGGGACCGCTGATGTTCCGCGCCTGGTACCGCCGCTTCGCACTGGGGGTTGTGGCGGCAGTCCGAGCTGGTTGAGCTCGTATCAGAAGCCGTTAGATGCATGTCCGGCAACCAAGGACGTGATGATGGCTGACGAACTCGATAAGGCGCTCAACGACGCGGTCTCCGTCTTCAAGAAACGGATCAGTGCCGCAGCTGAGGCTGCCTCCGATCACGAACGGGACGAACAGGCAGCTGAGAAAGCGAAGGCCGACATCCTTGCTGCTTGGAAGCCTGTCCGGGATGGTCTTCAGACACAAGCCGTTGCCTGCAACCAGGCGCTAGAGCGAGTCGGTCTGGCGCTACAGGTCAGCGATGCCGACCCGGCCTTCGTCGAGTTGGCGGCGGCTGTTCTGAGCATCCTGCAGAATGGTCGCCCCACTGAGCATCGTTTGCGCGTGGGCGTGCACGAGGACGGGCGGATTGCCGCGGATCCCGAGAACCTCGCGGTGGCCTTCCCGGAACAATTTTCCGAGCTAAAAAGCTTCGGCCAGTATCAGTGCCGCTCGGAATTGATCCAGCCATTCTTAGATGCCGCGGTTCAGGTGCTTCCGCCCAAGTGAACTGAGGGCGTGAATTCGGAAGCGACGTTGCCGGCGGGAGCCGAAACGTCGCTCTCCGCAGCGCGGAAGCGCAAGATTTACAAACTCTCGGGCAGACGCGCATATTCGGAAATCTGATATCGTTCGGCTTCCAAAGTCTTGGCCGAGTTGGGATGAAACCGATGCAGGGTTCGAAGCGCATCAAGTCCCTGGCGGGCCGCCGGCGGACCACCGCGCAACCCGCGACAACTAGCCGGCCGAAGGTCGTCGGGTATCTGCGCGTTTCGACGGAGGGTCAGTTCTCCGACGGCTTCGGCCTCGACGTCCAGGAGCGCGCGATCCGGGCTTTCGCCCTGAGCCAGGGTTACGAGCTCGTCGAGCTGGTGACCGACTGCGTTTCGGGCGCGACGCCCCCCGGCGAGCGCCAGGGCTTCAGCCGCGTTGTCGAGCTGGCCGAGCAGGCCGCCTTCAGCATCCTGCTCCTCTACAAGTTCGATCGACTGGCGAGGAACGTGCTCCACGCCGTCACCAGCGTACATGCGCTGCGCGACAGCTTCGGCATCGTGATCCGCTCTGTCACAGAGCCGATCGACACCGCCACGCCCATGGGCGAGATGATCTTCACCGTGCTGGCCAGCATGGCCGCGCAGGAGCGCCAGGTCATCACCGAGCGCACCTTCGGCGGTCGGAAGGAGAAAGCGGCCAAGGGCGGATACGCCGGCGGCCCCGCTCCCTTCGGCTACGACCGGGATAAAGATGGCGGCCTGGTCATCAACGAGGCGGAAGCGGCGATCGTCCGACGCATCTTCCTGGAGCGCATCCAGGGACGGAAGCTGCAACAGATTGCGGACGGGCTGACGCAGGATGGCGTGCCGACGAAGCGCGGGGGCAAATGGTTTCCGAGCAACATCGCCTACATCCTCGACAACCCGAAATACAAAGGCGCGATCGAGTACCTTTTCACGTGGGGCGGCACCGATACGCACGTGCTCTGTGAAGGCCACCACGACGCGATCCTGACCAAGGAATTCCTGGCGGAGGCCGCAAAGCTGCGGGCCGCTCTGGACGAGGTGGAAGGGCGGGCGTCCGGCACACAGCCCGGGAACAAGCCAACCAGTCGCCGACAACTGCATCGGCAGCGCCTCGCGCGGGTCGAGCAGAGATCGCTGGTCCGCAAGGCCACGGATACCGACGCGGCTTGAGGCCGTAGAACGCCATCGCTGAAGGCTTGGCCGGCGGCGTGGGCAGGAAACCCACGTGCTCGCCGATGGCGACCATGAAGCCATCGTGAAGCGAGCTATGGCCGACGAAATCGACCGCCAACTGGACCGCCTCGAAGTCCGGCACGGCGACATCCTGGTGCTGCGCACGTCGCAGAAGCTGCAGCCGGCCACGGCCGCGCGCTGGCAGGACGACCTAATCCGCATGTGCGCGGCCGCCGGCGTCCGGGACGTCACTGTCCTGGTCCTCGACAACGCCGCCGAGCTGTCGGTCGAGCGGCCGGCCACGCGCCTCGTCCAGCAGAACCGGGACGTGCCGCAACCGATGCAGGTCTGCTGACCATGGCCGCGCAGACGCTGACGATCCTCGACCCGGTCTCGGGCGAGCTGAAGACCATCACAGTCGGGCGCTGATCCCATGCTGAAGCTCGACGCCAGCGAGTTCGGCCTCAAGGCCGAAGCCGTTGGCCGAGCTGCCCGGCAGGTCCCGTTCGTCGCCGCGGTCGCACTGACCAACGCGATGAAGGACGCACGGGAGGCCGAGCGCGAGACCATGCGGTCCGTGTTCGACCAGCCGTCAAGGTTCACGCTCAACAGCCTGATGGTCCGGCCGGCCACGAAGCAACGCCTCCAGGCGGAGCTCGGCTTCAAGGAAGGCAGCGGGTCGATCCCGGCCTGGAAGTTCCTCGGGCCTCAGGTCGCCGGCGGCTCGCGCCGCCACAAGCGGTTCGAGGTCCTGCTGATCCGCAAGGGCCTGATGCTCGCCGGCGAGTTCGCGGTGCCGAGCACGCGCTGCCCGCGGGATGGCAACGGCAACGTGTCGGGTGCCTTCATCACCCGCATGCTCTCGGCGCTTGGTGCCCAGTCGGACCGCTACCAGAACACCACGGCGCGCTCGAAGCGCCGCAACGTCGGGCGCAACGTCGAATACATCGTCTTCCGCAACCACGGTAAGGCGCCGGACGGGATCTACCTTCAGAAGGAGAAGTGGGCGGTGCCCATCTTCCTGTTCGTGAAGGGCGTGAGCTACCAGAAGCGCTTCCCCTACTACGAGAAGGCTGCCACGGTCGTGCCGGCCGCCTACCGGAAGCACTTCCGGGCGGCCTGGGAGCGCTTCGTTGTCAACGACGCGCGCCGGAAGGGCTGATTGAGCGCGGGTCGCCACCGACCCGCACAGGCCACGGGTGGGCCATCCAGGCGCCCGAGGGCGGACGGGAGGGCAGGGGGCCCATCCAGCCAGATCCAGGGTCCTTCCGGGAGGGGGGTGCCGGTGAGGGGAATTCGGACCCCATCGGTTCACCCTCTGAGAATTTTTGAAAACCGGGGTTGTTGTTGATGTCCGGCTCAATCGACGGCCGGCTGGTCAACCGTGCCGACCTCGCCGGGATCTTCGGCGTCAGCGTCAACACGGTCACGAACTGGATCGAGAAGGGCTGCCCCTACGTCGAGCGAGGCAGCAACGGCGTCGAGTGGCAGTTCGACACGGCCGCGGTGGTCGACTGGAAGATCCAGCGCGCCGTCGAGAACGTGGCGATGAACGCCGGCGAGGACAGCAGCAAATCCCGACGGGAGGACGCCGATTGCCGCCGCGCTGTGGCCAACGCGATCGTCGCCGAGATCAATGCCGACGAGGCGCTGAAGGCGGTCGTGTCCCGGCACGACGCCGTCGCCGACATGGCGACCTTCTGCCAGGTCCTCCGGACCGGCCTGTCGAACATGGCCTCGAAGGTTGCCGGACGCGCGGCCACGATGACCAACGCCTCCGAGATCGAGGCGATGGCCAAGGCCGAGATGAACCGAGCCTTCACGGCCGCCCGCGAGGAGATCGCGCAGCGGTGGTTTGCAGGACGCGACACCGACGATGACGCTGGCGGAGCGGATCGGAACCCACCGACGGGGTGAGTACCCGGCTGGCCGCGACGCGACGCGTGCCGAGCTCGACCGGCTGTTCGACGAGGCGCTCATCTTCAAGCCCCACATGTCGGGCTCAGAATGGGCGGAGGAGCACGGCCGGATCCCGAAGAGCACCGGCTCCGAGAGCGGCCCGGTCACCCTCTATGGGTACCAGCGCGGCCTCATGGACGCGATGTGCGATCCGACGCTGCCGCTGGTCACCGTGCTGAAGGCGGCCCGCGTCGGTTACACCCGGCTCGCCACGCTGGCGATCGGCTACCACCTGCATCAGGACCCGACGCTCTGCGCGGTCGCGCAGCCGGTCGAGGACGACGCGGAGGAGTTCGGCGCCACCGAGATCGCGCCGATGCTGCGCGAGACCCCGGTGCTCGCGAAGATGTTGCGGCCCGTCCGCAAGGGCGAGAAACAGGACTCGGCGACGTTCTACCAGCTGTCGAACGGCGCCCTCGTGCGCGTCGTCGGCGCCGCCTCGGACGACGCATTCCGGCGCTACTCCGCCCGGTTCCTGTTCGCCGACGAGATCGACGGCGACGGCTGGACGCCCGGCGCCAAGACGCAGGGCGACAAGCTCAAGCTGTTCTGGACCCGCGGCGAGACCTTCTACAACCGCAAGCAGGTTCGAGGTTCGACCCCGCTCCTTGAGGAGACGAGCCGGGTCTGGAAGCTCTGGCTGGCCTCGGACCAGCGGCGCTATTTCGTGCCCTGCCCGCAATGCTCGGAGCACGCCGGGGAGCTCTCCGGCTGGCAGTATCTGGACTGGGGCGGCAAGGACACGCCGCACGGCTTGAAGTGGGACCTGAACGAAGACGGCACGCTCAAGTCCGTCTGGTACCAGGGCACCTGCGGCTGCATCATCGACGAGGGCAGCAAGGCCTGGATGGATGAACGGGGCGACTGGCGCCCCACCGCGACGCCGAAGACGGCAGGACACGCCGGCTTCCATCTCTGGACCGGCATGTCGCTCAACGCGAACGCCGCGTGGCCGGTGATCGTGCAGGAGTGGCTGGAGGCCCAGGACGATCCGGCGAACCTCGTCCAGCCGTTCGTCAACCTGCGCCTCGGACGCCCGTATCGGCAGACCTACGGTCAGGAGATCAAGCCGACCTCCTTCCTCAAGCGTCGCGAGGCCTACGGCGCCGAGGTGCCCGACTTCGTACGAACCCTGACGTTGGGCGGCGACGTCCAGTCCGGCACCAACGCCCGTATCGAGGGCGCGGTCTGGGGCTGGGGCGCCGGGCTCGAATGCGCCCTGATCGGCCACTTCGTCATCCCGGGCGACCCAGCCGAACCGGATGTCTGGCGCAACCTCGACCGGCTGCTGCTGCGCGGGTTCAAGCGCAGCGATGGCAGCGAGATGCGGATCAGCGCGGCCGCCATCGACTCCGGCGGTCACCATACCTCGGAGACCTACGCGTTCTGCACCGAGCGCCGTCGCCGCAAGGTTTGGGCGATCAAGGGCAAGTCCGAGGCGCGGGGCGCACGCACCAAGGTCTGGCCGCGGCTTCCGTCCACGAAGCTCGGCTCCTCCTGGTACATGGTCGGCGGCAACGCCGCCCGCGACTTTGCCTACGGTTCGCTGGCGCTGGTCGATCCCGGACCGCGCTTCGTCCATTTTCCGGTGGTGCCGTCACACGGCTCGCGCCCGATCGACGCCGAGTACTTCGAGCAGCTGACCCGCGAGAAGCTCGTAGTTAGGCGCCAGGGCTTCACCGAGTGGGAAAAGCCCAAGGCCGCCCACGAGGCGGGTGTGTGCTTCGTCTACGCCTACGTCGCGATGTGCGGCCTGCAGGCCTCCAGTGGGCGCTACGTCGCGCTGGGGCGCATGCCGGAACGCGACGAGGCCGAGGAAGCCGCGGCGGAGCCGGCGGTCGAACCGTCGGAGCCCGGCGAGCCCGGTTCGGACGCCGAAGCGCAGACGACCGACGCGGAGGCCGCGGCCGAGCCGGCAGCGGCCTCCGCGCCACCGCCATCGCCCTCGCCGCCGCCAGCGCCCGTCTACGCCCGCCCGCAGCACTCGGGCTTCATCAACCACAGCCGGCCGGGTGGCTGGATGAGCCGCGGAAGAGATTGATGGCCTTCACCCAGGCGCAGCTCGACGCGATCGAGGCCGGCATCGCCGCCGGCGTCACGTCCGTGTCCTACGAGGGCAAGACGGCGACCTATCGCTCACTCGACGAGATGCTGCGGGTCCGCTCGATCATCCGGCGGGCATTGGGCCTCGATCCGCAGAAATCGGCGACGATCCTGGTCGCGCACGATCGCGGCTTCCCTGGCGGGATCTCGGCCGACGGCTGCCTGCGTTCCGGCTGGTAGCGGATCGCCACGATGAACGCCCTCGATCGCGCGATCGGCTGGGTGGCGCCGCGCGCGGCGCTGTCCCGCGCCCGCGCCCGCCACGCGCTGCGCATCTACGAGGGCGCCGCCGTGGGTCGGCGCGCGTCCTCGTTCAAGGCGCTCAACACCTCGGCGAACGCCGAGATCCAGGGCGCCCTGCGCCCTTTGCGCTCGCGCGCCCGGGATCTGGCGCGCAACACGCCCTACGCGGCGCGCATGCTCGACATCATCACCTCGCACGTGGTGGGGACGGGCATCACGCCGATCCCGGACAGCGGGTCGGACATGCTCGACCGCCGCCTGGAGAACCTCTGGGATGATTGGGAGCGGAAGGCCGACGTCACCGGCCGCATGGGCTTCTACGCCATGCAGGCGCTCGCCGTGCGGGCGATGGTCGAGTCCGGCGAGAGCGTGATCCGGTTCATCGACCGGCCGTTCGAGGATCCGCGGCGGGTGCCCTTCCAGCTGCAGCTGCTGGAGAGCGACTTCATCGACCAGTGGCGCGACGGGATCTACGGCAATGACGGCTGCCCCGGGACCGAGGGCTTGGAGCACACCCGGCTCGGCGTCGGCCTCGGGGAATACGACCGGCGCGTCGGCCTGTGGCTCAACCCGAACCACCCCGGCGAGATCAACACCTCGGCCATGCGGCCGGGCGTGTCGACCTTCGTGCCGGAGGACGAGCTGATCCATCTGTTCAAAGAGCTGCGGCCCGGGCAGGTCCGCGGCGTCTCGTGGTTCGCACCGATCCTGATGACGTCGCGCGAGCTCGCCGACTTCTTGGACGCCGTGAACGTCAAGGCGCGCGTCGAAGCGTGCTTCTCAGGCTTCATCACCAACAACGACGAGTCTACCGGCGACATCTTCGACCCGGCCCGTCCGGGGCTCACGGGCCGCGATGCGGCGAACCCCGACGCGCAGCTCACCTCGCTCGAACCTGGGATGCTCAAGGAGCTCCGAACGGGCCAGGACGTCACGTTCGCCGCGCCGACGAGCACGACGCAGGTCGAGCCGATCCTGCTGTTCAACCTGCAGGCCATGGCGGCGGGCGTCGGCTGCACCTACGACCAGGTCTCCGGCGACCTCCGGGGGGCGAACTTCTCCAGTCTGCGGGCGGGCAAGGTCGAGTTCCGGCGCCTGACCGAGCAGCTGCAGAACCACGTGGTCATCCCGTCGATCTGCGACCGGACGTGGGACCGCTTCGTGTCCCGCGCGGTGCTGTCGGGCCTGCTCCCGGACCGGCCTGAGCCGTACCGGGCTCAGTGGATGACGCCCGCCTGGGAGCCGATCAACCCGAACGACGACATCGAGGCGGACATCAAGGCGGCGCGCACCGGCCGGATGAGCCCGCAGGAATACGTCGCGAGCTGGGGCAACAACTGGCGCAAGGTCCAGGACATGTCGGCGGCCTTCTACAAGCGCGCCGATGCCATGGGCTTGGCGTTCGACATCGACCCGCGGCGCACTGACCAGTCCGGCAAGCAGCAGCCGGTCGACGGCGATCCAGCCGGCGGCAAGCCGCAGCCCCTCAAGGACGACACCGGCGAGCCGATCACGGCGCCCGCCGCCAACTGACGGGATCCCCTATGGCAACCTCGAAGACCGGGCGGCGCGCCGCTGCCCCGGGCGGCTCCGCGCGCCCGATCGACCTCAAGGCCCTCGGCACCCGCGGGCGCCGCTTCCTGGAGGTCGCACCCGCGAGCTACGACGCCAACGAGCACACGATCGAGCTGATCCTCTCCGAGGGCTCGGATGTCGTGCGCTGGTACGGCACGGAGCGCCTGTCGACCGACGAGGCCGCGGTCTGCGTCGACCGGCTCGCCTCCTCTGGCATCCCGTTCCTCGACAGCCACAACAGCTACGGCATCGGCTCGGTGCTGGGGCGGATCGTCGACGTGTGGTTCGCCGAGGGGCGCATCCTCGGCCGGGCGAAGTTCGCCGCCACCGAGCCCGGGAAGACCGCCGAGGGCATGGTCGCCCGCGGCGAGATCAAGGGCATCTCGATCGGCTACCGAGTCGACGCGTGGGAGATCACCGACGCCGACGGCACCGTGATCGACCCCGAGAAACAGATCCTCGACGTCGACGACGGCCTGACCTTCACGGCGACCCGCTGGGAGCTGCTCGAAGCCTCGCTCGTCTCCGTCCCCGCCGATCCCGCCGCGATGGTGCGCGCCCACGAGGGCGCGGCCGATCCGCTCGCGGGTCCCGACCTGCGCGTCAGTCCGATGGGCCGCGGCGCGAAGGAGATCACCATCACCCGAGGCGATGCCTCGATCACCTACCGGTACGGCTCCGCCGGGCCGCACGAGCGGGCTTGGCCCGAGAAGCGAGAGGACAAGCGTATGGCCAAGTCGAAGCCCGCCCCGCGTCAGACGCGCGCTGCCCCGACCGTCGACGAGGACGGCTACTACGTCAACGAAGACGGCAAGTACGTCGACGCCGAGGGCAACCTCGTCGAGGAGCCGGTGAAGGCCGAGAGCCGCGCCGAGCCCGCCGTCGACGAGGACGGCTACTACGTGAACGAGGACGGCGACTACGTCGACGCCGAGGGCAACGTCGTGGATCAGCCGGTCAAGGCCGAGCGCACCGCCCCGGACGTCAACGAGGGCGGCTTCTACGTCGACGCCGAGGGCAACTTCGTCGACGCGGACGGCGAGCCGAGCGACGAGCCGGTCAAGGCGCGCGACGACGAGATGGACGACGACGACACCCGGTCCGCGCCCCGCGGCCGCGCCGGCACCCGCGCCAGGCCCGGCCGTGCCGCTTCCGCTGCCGCCGGCACTCGCGCCGCCAAGCCCGCCTTCAGCCAGAAGCAGGCCTCCGAGCTCGCGAGCATCGCCAATCAGGCCCGCGCTCACGGCGTCGAGCTCAACCTCGCCAGCGCGATCGACCGCGGCCTCAGCCCGGCCGCCTTCCGCAAGATCGCCTTCGACAAGCTCGCCGAGAAGAGCAAGGAGACCGCCGTGAGGGGTTCGCAGCCGGGTTCGAGCCACGACCGCATCCAGGTCGGGCGCGACGAGCGCCAGGGCCGGTCCGACGCCATGACGCTGGCGCTGATCACCCGGACGCTCGCCTCGCGCGGCTCCGACGGCATCGACTACGCGCCCAAGCGCAAGGCCGAGAAGAAGTGGGTCGAGACGCACGCGGCCCGCGCCGAGACCTACATGGGGATGGGCTTCGTGGAGATCGCCGCCGAGTGCGTCGGTCACCGCGGCAACATCCGCACCGCCCGCCAGGCCATCGACATCGTCGAGCGCGCCTTCCAGTCCACCTCGGACTTCCCGGCGATCTTCCAGAACGTGCTCAACAAGAGCCTGCTCGCCCGCTACGAGCTCGCCGAGCCGACCTACAAGCGGATCTCGATCGAGCGTCAGTTCAACGACTTCCGCCCGCACCCGCAGGTGCGCGCGGGCGAGTTCCCGATGCTGCAGCCGGTGACCCAGACCGGTGAGCTCAAGGCCGGCGACACCGCCGACAGCGGCGAGAACATCACGCTGAAGCCCTACGGCGTCATCTTCCCGATCTCGCGGCAGATGATCGTCAACGACGAGCTCGGCGCCATCGACCAGATCCTCGGCTCGTCCGGCGATGCGGTGCGGCTGTTCGAGAACACCACCTTCTTCACGATGTTCAACGCCAACCCGGTGCTGGCGCAGGACGGCAAGGCGGTTTGGCACGCCAATCACGCCAACCTCGCGGGCGCCGGCGGCGTGATCTCGGTCGCCAACGTCGGCGCGGGCCGCGCCTCGCTCCGGGCGATGAAGTCGCTCGCCGGCTACCTCCTGAACGTGCCGCCCCGGATCATCCTGACCGGACCGACGCAGGAGACTTCCGCCGACCAGCTCGTCGCGACCATCGCGCCGCAGCTGTCGACCTCGGTGAACCCGTTCTCGGGCAAGCTGCAGTCGGTCTCGGACGCCAACATCACCGACAACAGCTGGTACCTGATGGCGGATCCGGCCCAGCTCCCGTGCTTCGTCCACGGCTTCCTGAACGGCTCCAACGGCCCGCGCGTGAAGACCTACGAGCCCTTCGGCACGCAGGGCGTCCAGATCTCGCTGGAGCACGACTTCGCCTGCGGCGCGATCGACTTCCGCGGCGCCTTCAAGAACCCCGGCGCGCTGCCGCAGTAAGCCGCCTCCGCGAACACCACGCGGTCGCAGCCCCGATCTGCGCTCGCCGATCTCGCGCGGCCGGCCTCGACCTTCGAGCGCCGGCCGCCCCGCACCCGAGCCTCCGGAACCCGATCCATGCAGAACTACATCCAGCGCGGCGACGCGATCTACGTGCCGGCGCCCGCCGGCGGCGTGGTCTCCAGCCAGCCCCTCGTCGTCGGCAAGATCTTCGGCGTCGTCTCCGAGACGGTGCCGGCCGGCACCGTCTTCGCCCTCTGGCGCAAGGGCGTCTACAGCCTGCCCAAGACCAACGCCCAGGCTTGGGCGCAGGGCGACGCGCTGTACTGGGACGCCGCCAACAGCGTCGTCACCAACCTGAATTCCGGCGCGCTCCTGCCGGTGGGCTGGGCATCGGACGCTGCCGCCAACCCGTCGTCCGTCGGGAACGTGCTGCTCGGCCAGGCCGCGTCCTGACGCGTGCGCGCCCGGTGATCCCCGCCGGGTGCTCCCCGTCCGACCCGTTCTGATCCGGAGCTTGCCATGACCACCATGATCAAGGTGCTGCCGACGGCCGAGGCGCACGTCGGCCTCGTCCACCCCGTCGACGGCCCGCTCGCGGCCGAGGGCAGCGTCTGGACGCACGACGTCTTCACCGAGCGCCGCATCCAGGAGCAGGTGATCCGCCGCTTCGAGGCGGACGCCGATGCCGCGCCGGTCGAGGCGAAGACTGTCGCGAAGGCCAAGCCGCAGGCCGCCGCGTGATCGATTTCGCCGCGCTCGCCCTTGGGCCCGGCATCGCCACGTTCGGGCGCCCGGTCACCGTGACGCCGCCGGCCTCGAAGCCGCCACGTCCGGCGTTCGACGCGACCGGCGTCTGGACGACGCGCAACGTCAACGTGGAGATGGGCCCGGGCCAGCAGTCCCTGAACACGGTCACGATCACGCTCGGGATCCGGCTGTCCGAATGGCCGGTCGCACCCGCGCAGGGCATGGCGATCCGCGTTCCCGCCGCCGGCTCCTATCCGGACGAGGGCACGCTCTGGATCGACGACGTCGATCAGGACGGCCAGGGCGGGGCGACGCTCACCCTCAAGAGGAAGTCCAAGGGGGCGTGATGTCGTCGGAGTCGACCAAGATCCGCGAGGCGATCATCGAGCGCCTCACGGGCCAGGACTGGCTGCCGGTGAACGGCTTCCGGCGTCAGGTGAAGCCGCAGCTTCAGGAGAGCGATCTTCCCGCCCTTCTGGTGGTGATCGTCGACGAGCTGGAGTCGCCCGAGGACGAGGCCAACATCGGCCAGCCGCGCTTCATGAACGAGGTCACGATCGGGATCTCGTACTGCGTCGGCTACCTGCCTCCGGACGAGCTCGACCAGGCGCTCGACGCGGCGACCAACGGCATCCGCAAGCGGCTCCTGCAGGACCCGACCTTCGTGCGCGGCGTCGACCCGTCGAAGGCGCTGGACGATCCGGACCGCTGGCCGCTGTTCGAGGCGGTCACGAAGGTCCGGCGCGGCCGCGTGTTCCCGCGGGAGGGCGCCTCGTACTTCGCCGAAGGGCGGATCGAGATGACCTTCGTGTTCCGCACATCCTACGACCCCGACATCGACGACGTGCTCGAGCACGTCGTCATCACCGCCCGTCCGGCCGGTGCCGGCCCGGGCACGCCCCCGATCGGGCTCTCGATCGACATCCCCACGACCTGAGCCGGCCCGCGCCGCTCCCTTCCCTGAGGACATCGCCATGGCCGGATCAGCCACGGTCGCCGTCGAGGCGACCGAGGAGCGTTATCGCGCGCTCAAGCACATGCCGTCGCAGACCGGTTTCGAGGCCGACGGCACCGCCCGCTGGCCGGCCGACCAGTTCACGTTCCGCCTGCGGGATGAGGGCGCCATCCGCCTCCTGGAGGACTTGCACGACGCTGGCAGCCCCACCGCTGCGCCGGCCTCCGCCAAGCCCGCCACCAGCGCGAGCGCCGCCGCGCCCGCCGCCGCTTCCAAGGAGTAAGCCGCGATGGGCCTCACCCGCATCCCGGACAGCTACAAGATCCCGGGCCCGAACACCCAGATCGACCCGTCGCAGGCCGGTACCCCGACCTCGCTGAAGTGGGCGCTGCTCGCGGGCCATCCGACCTCGGCCGGCTCGGCCACGCCGAACCAGGTCGTCGCTTGCGGCACGAACGCGGACGCCGATGCCCTGTTCGGCCCGGGCTCGATGCTCGCGCGCATGTTCAAGACGTTCTTCAAGGGCGTCACCAGCGTGCCGATCTACATGCTGCCCGTGCCGGAGCCGACGGCTGGCGTCGCCGCGTCGGGTACGATCACCGTGACGGCCGCGCCCACCGTGGCCGGCACGTACCCGCTCTACATCGCCGGCCAACTCGTGCCGATCGCCATCGTCTCGGCCGATACGCTCGCGACCGTGGCCGCCAAGATCGCCGCGGCGATCGCCGCGACCCCGGATCTGCCGGTCACCGCTTCGGCCGCCGCCGCCGTCGTCACCCTCACCTGCAAGTGGAAGGGCCTGACCGGCAACGACATCAACGTCCAGGATTGCTACCTCGGTCGCTACGGCGGCGAGCAGCTACCGGCCGGCCTCGCCGTCACCTACCCGACCGGCAATCAGCTCTCGGGCGGCACCGGCACCCCGGACTTCACCTCGGCGATCGCAGGCCTGGGCGACGCGCCCTACAAGTTCGTCGCCCTGCCGGTGAACGACTCCGGCTCCTACACCGTGTGGGACGCCGAGTACGGCTTCACCGACAGCGGGCGCTGGGGCCCGTACCGCCAGAGCTACGGCCAGATCTTCTCGGCCCGTCGCGGTGCCTACGCCGATCAGGCGACCTGGGGGCCGTCGAACAACTCGCCGGTCATCTCCCCGATGGCCTTCGAGCCGCAGAGCCCGTCGCCGGTCTGGGAGTGGGCCGCTGCCTACACCGCGGCCGCCGCGCTTTCGATCAGCGCCTACGCGGCCCAGCCGCTGCAGACGCTGCCGCTCGTGGGCATCCTGCCGGCGCAGAAGGCCTACCGCTGGAACAAGACCCAGCTGAACGCCCTCGCGCAGGTCGGCCTCGCGATCCAGGGCACGGACCTCTACGGCGGCACCACCAACGTGCCGGTGATCCTGCGCGAGCAGACCGCCTACCAGAAGAACGCCTACGGCCAGGCCGACAACGCGTTCGAGCTGGTGACGACGCTCGCCACCCTCGACGAGCGCTACACCCGGGTCCGGCAGCGGCTTACCAACGCCTTCCCGCGGATGGCTCTCGCCAACGACGGAACGAAGTTCGCCACCGGCAAGCCGATCGTCACGCCGCTGATGATCAAGGCCGAGATGGTCTCGGAATACCGGGACATGGAGTACGACGGGCTCGTCGAGAACGCCGCGCTCTACATCGCGAACCTCTCGGTGGCCCGTTCCAATACGGAGCCGAACACCGTCGAGATCCTCGACCCGCCGGATATCGTCAATCAGCTCCGCCGGCTGAACATCCTGGCGCAGTTTAGGCTCCAGTTCCCGCTCAGCGCTTCCGGCACCTGACCGGTCCTCCACGCTTTCCCGCAATCCAACCCGCCCTCTGAGGCGGGTTTTTCTTTGGAGCACCGGCCATGGGCCAGAGGATCGCCGGCACCGCCTTCGTGAAGGCCGGCAACAAGCAGTACGACCTACGCGGCTCGTTCATCGTGTCGCCGTCGCCATCCAAGCGTGAGGGCGTCGCCGGGCAGGACGGCGTGCACGGTTTCATCGAGACCCCGCGCGTGCCCTTCATCAAGGGAGACCTCTCGACCACGGCCGGCCTGACCATCGCCGAGCTCGACGCGATGACGGACATCACCGTCACCGCCGAGCTCGCGAACGGCAAGACCTACGTCCTGTCGAGCGCCTGGACCGAGTCCGCCCACGAGATCGACACCGGCGCCGGCAAGGTGTCGGTGAACTGGATGGGCCTCACCTGCGACGAGATCTGATCATGGCAGAGACCAACGAGGCTCCCGCGCGGGACCCCCGCGAGATCACCTGGCCGTACGAGCACCAGCTCGCGGCAGCGGTCCGCGCGCACGACGAAATGGTCAAGGTGCTCGTGCTGCGCGAGCCGACCGGGGAGGAGGTCCTGGAGTTCGGGCTCCTCGAAGGGCTGTCGGCCGACCAGTTCTTCCCGCTGGTGAGCAAGCTCGCGAGCGTGCCGACGTCAACGCTGAAGAAGATCGGTGCCCGCGACATCCTCTCGCTGGGGACCGTCCTCAGCCGTTTTTTCGTGTGGGCGGCCTTGCCGCCGGCGCCGTCGACGACAGTCTCCGTCTAGGCCTCGCCTTCCACGCGTGGCCGTTCTCTCGGCCGATCGGCACCTATCCGCCGGCGACCGTGGCTCAACTGATGGCCCACACCCTGGCGCTGATGCCGCGGCACGCTCCACGCGAGGACCAGGATGGCTGACGACAAGCTCAGGATCGTCGCCACCGTCGAGGATCAGTTCACGGGTCCGCTGACCAAGCTCCAGAAGGGGCTGAAGGGCGTCGGCGACGAGACCTCCAAGCAGGGTGCAACCTGGAAAAAGGATTGGGCCGGCGTCCGCGAGGAGGCCACCAAGTTCCAGGGCGTCCTGCGCGGCTTCGACCCGATCTTCGCGGCCGTCGGCGTGACGGGCTTCGGCGCGGCCATGTCGATCACCGGCATGGTGTCGGCGTTGCGCGGCTTCTCCGGTTCGACCCAGCAGCTGTCCATGCTGTCCCGCGAGACCGGCGTGGCGGTGGATAAGCTGCGGGCGTTCGGGGCGCTCGGCGAGCGGTTCGGCGTGTCGGCCGACGCTATGAAGAGCTCGGTCGGATCCTTCGCGACCACGATGTTCGACCTGCGCCGCCGTTGGGGCGAGGCGTACTCCAGCCTGCAGGCGATGAACCTCGGCAAGCTCGCCGAGGATCTCGTCAACGCGCCCAACATGGATGAGGCGCTCAAGCGCGCCGTCGACGGCATCCAGGCGATCCCCGAGCCGGAGGTGCGTCGGCGGGTGTCCCGGATGCTGTTCGGCACCGACGACATCGCGCGCATCGCCGGGTCGATGACCGGCAAGTTCTCCGAGGCGCTGGCGCAGGTCCAGAAGGAAGTCGGGCACCTCGACAAGCAGACCGAGGAGGCGGCCGCCCGCTTCGAGCAGAGCATGGGCCGGATCGGAGCCGCGGCCGAGCGGCTGAAGCTGAAGGTCCTGGGCCCGATGCTCAAGGGCACGGCCGACCTCATCGAGGACGCCGAGAAGAACGGTCTGCGCGGCAACGAGGGCGAGCAGGCGCTCCGCAATCAGATCTCCCCGTTCGGCGGGACCGAGGCCACGCCGCGGGAGAAGCTGGAGGGTCGCCGCACGCAGGTCGAGAGCCAGCTCAAGCTCCTGGAGGCCGGCCCGCGCGGGGCGGACTACCAGCGCAAGCACGATCGCATGATCGAGGAGCTGAAGCGCGTCGCCGACGAGCTGCAGAAGGTCCGGGAGAACGGCGGGGCGAGCGTCAGCCCCTCGAGCTACGGCGGGTCCACGGTCGGCGGCGGATCGCTGATCCAGAAAGCCGCCTGGGGCGGCGGCGGGATCGGCGGCGGTGCCGGCGGCGGGTTCGGTAGCGGCGGCGGGGCAGGCGCGGGAGGCGGTGGTTACTCGGGCGGGACTTCGCCACGTGCGCCGGTCCCGCACGCAGGCGCGATCCAGCGCGGCACCGGCCCGATCACGCCCGGCACCGGGCCGCTGGGCGAGGCTCCTCAAGCGCAGGAGCCGAAGGAGTACTTCGGGAACGACGTGGACGTCTCCCGGCTCCCCGCCGGCATGCGCAACAACAACCCCGGGAACCTGAAGTACTCGGGCTCGGACTGGCAGCGCCGCAACTTCCCGGGCATGGTCGGGCCATCGCAGAACACGGACCAGGGTTCGCCGCAGATCGTCTTCAACAGCCCCGAGGCCGGCATGCGCGCGGCGGCCCGCCTCGCCCTCTCGAAATTCGACGGCGGCGCCGACACGCTCCAGAAAATCATAGCCGGGGCCAACGGTTGGACACCCGGGCACCCGACCGCGCCGGCCAACATCGCCAAGACGATGGGGATCGGGCCGAACGATAAGTTCGACCTGCGCGACGCGGCGCAGATGCAGAAGTTCCTCCGCGGCCTCCTGTGGCAGGAGCACGGGCCGTCGAACCTGCTCTACCGGGACGAGACGCTGCAGCGCGCCGCCGAGGCCGCGCTCGGCCGAGGCGGCGGAGCGGGCTCCGGTCCGCTCTCGCGCAGCGGCGCGGACGTGGAGCCGGTCGACGGTGTCGGCGGCGTCGACCAGCGCCAGGGCGGCGGTATCCGACGGCAGGCCATCACCGACGAGCTGCGGGACCAGCTGGCCAAGGCGGCCAAGGATGCCGCCGTCAACGCTGAGATCTACTCCGGCGGTCAGGATGACCACGGTCGCCACCGAACGGGCAGTCACCGCCACGATGGCGGCCGCTCGGCCGATGTCAGGCTCTACACCATCGGACCCAACGGCCAGCGGCGCTACCTGTCGATGAACGACCCTGCCGACCGCAAGGTCATGGAGGGCTTCATCCGCGGGACGGTCCGCAACGGCGCCACCGGCGTCGGTGCGGGCCCCGGCTACATGGGCGAGCACGGCATCCACATCGGCGGCGGTCCGTCGATGGCGTGGGGAGCTGGCGGCCGTTCCGCCAACGCACCCGATTGGGTGCGGCGGGCTCACAGCGACGGCACGGTCGATCGGGCCAATGCGAGCAGGCAGGCTGACGCGGCCAAAGAGGTCAGCGCGCCCCCGGCGAAGGCGAAAGCCCCGGTCGGAGACGCGTTGATGGATCGCTTCTACGGGCGCGGCGCACCGGGCGCCGGGCCGGGCATGCAGATGCCGGGCGCGCCGGCCGATCCCAAGGGCACCCTGCACATCAAGTTCGACAACCCGCCCGCAGGGATGACGCACCGGGCCGATACGGGCGGTCTGTTCCGGGAGACGACCGTGTCGAAGGGTCGGTCTCAGATGGACATGGACCGGGCCTAGCGGCCGGACCAAGCCACGATCCGAGGCCTTCTGCATGACCTGGCGCGACGAGCTCCGCCCTCCGTCGTTCCGCGGCGTGCCGTTCAAGATCGAGGCGAACACTCGCTTCGGCGGGCGACGCGGCTTCACCTACGAGTTCGCCAAGTCCGAGCGCAGCTCGGACGAGGATCTCGGGCGCCGCGTCACCCGCGTGGCGATCTCCGGCTACGTCATCGGCGATGACTACCTCGACCAGGCCGACGACTTGGAAGCGGCGCTGCAGCGGGAGGGCGCCGGTCTCCTCGTACTGTCCACGATGGGACAGGCGACGATGCGCTGCGAGACCTACCAGCGCATCGAGACGAAAGACCAGGGCGGCCTGGCCCGCTTCGAGATGACCTTCGTGCGATCCCAGGTCGGGGTCGCCGCCCCGTCGGGCCGGGAGAACACACAAGCGGCCTCCGCCGCCTCCGCGGCGCGGCTCGCCGACGCCTCTGAGCTGTCGGCCGGCACCGACGACGACTGGAGCTAGGACCGGATGACCTTCGCTCAGCGCCGCGTCGCCGTCGCGGCGCTGAAGGTCGTGCTCGACGCGCTGCTCGCCGCCGGCGTCGACGCCGCGAGCCAGGACGGGGCGACGCTCCGGCAGCTCTGCGGCGCGCTGTCCGCCGACGCCGTAGATCAAGTCCAGGCCGGCACCTTCGGGACGCCGCTGCGCGCGTGCTTCGCGGCCGCCACCGCGGCGGGCGCCACCTTCATGGGCATGGATCGGGTCCGGCAGGAGGCGCAGAGCGTCACGGCGCCGGACCTGCCGGTGCAGCGCGTGGCCCAGACCGCGGCCCGGTTCGCTCTCGTCGAGATGGCAAAGATCATCGCCGCCACGACGTTCACGAGCCGGCAGGACGTTGACGCGTCCCTCGCGCGGATCAACGCGGCCTTCACGCCGGCCGAGGACTTCGCCGCCGCTCAATTCAACAACGTGGTCTGGCGCGCGCTCGTCGCGCTGCACGGCGATGTCGTGCGCGATCTGACGGCCCGGGCGCGTCCGCTGCCGCGGATCGTGTCCTACAGCTTCGGGACGCGCATGCCGCTCCTGGCGCTGGCCAATCGCCTGTTCGGCGACGCGGGCCGCGCCGAGCAGCTGCTCGCCGAGAACCGCGACGTCGTCCACCCGCTATTCATGCCGGCCTCCGGCCGCGCCCTCTCCGGCTGAGAGCATCCGGTGCCCAATCCCGACCTGATCTGCGAGGTGCGCACCGAGGGCGGGGTCTATCAGGACTGGCTGACGGTCCAGGTGACCCAGTCCTTCGACGCTGCCTGGCAGCGCACCTTCCGTCTCACCTGTGCCGAGCCGGAGGACCCCAACAGCCGCCGGCAGACGACGTCGGGCTCCTCGTGGGGAGAGGCGGCCCAGATCGCCGCCCAGCGCCTCCTGCCGGGCATGCGCGTCGACATAGCGCTCGCGGGCGAGGTGGTCATCCAGGAGGGCTACATCGGCAATCGGCAGACCGCCTTCGATGCCAATCGGCACGGTGTGCAGGTGTCCGGCTTCTCGAAGGCCGAGCTCACCCGAAAGGCGTCCGCCGACGCCGGCACGGGGCAGTTCCGCGGCTACAAGCTCGACGCGATCGCCAACAAGCTGTTGAAGCCGCACGGGCTCAAGTTCCGGGTGGAGGGCGGACCGGACGGGTGGGACACCCCGTTCCCGAACTTCACGATCCGGCACGGTGAGACGCCCTTCGACGCGATCTCCCGTGGGTGCCGCCAGCGCGGCCTGTGGCTGCGGGCCGACGCCAACGGCGACTTCGTCGCTGGCGCGCGACAGGGCGGCAAAGGCGCGATGTTCGAGGAGGGGATCAACATCCTCTCCGCGAACTGCTCGATCGATATGCCGTCGGTCCAGGAGATCGTCGCGCGATCACAGGTCGCCGGCTCCGACAGCCTCTTCGGGCGGCAGGCCGCCGAGATCTCCGCCAAGGCGCAGATGGGCAACGGCGTACCCGGCCTCGCCCGCAAGGTCCTGGCCGAGATGCCGCTCGGCCAGAAGGAGCTGCAGCTGCGCACCAACATGGAGGCGCAGGCGATCGAGGCCGACCTCCTGCGGGTGACGCTGGCCTATCAGGGCTGGCTCAATCCGAACGGCGAACTCTGGGCGCTCTCGGACTTCGTCAGCGTCCGTTCGCCCATGCTGTTTCCGCTGGCCGATCCGCTCATGGACCTGAAGCTCTGGGCCTACACCTACGGCCAGACGCCAGAGGGACAGACCACGACGGCCATCGAGCTCGTGAACGCCAAGGCGTTCCAACAGAAGAACCCCGACGGACAGGCCTCCGACGGCTTCTACAACCAACCGGTGACGCAGGCGAAGCCCGAGGCGCGCACATGACTGGAGGGGGCGCATGAGCACCTTGCGCGCCGGCGGCGACGACGGCGCTCGCCGCGCCTACCTCGGTATCGCCCGCGGGACCCTCGTCTCCGTCGACGACTCGACCAAGCTCCAGGAACACACGGTCCGGGCTTGGTTCGGTGACCAGTTCACTAACGTGGAGCACTGGCACCCCTACGGCTTCACCAGCGTCCCCCTGAAGCCGACCGATCAGCAGCAGGGTCAGGCCGAGGTCCTGGTCGCCGCGGTGGGCGGAAACCCCGACCACCCGGTCGTGATCGCCACCGCCGACCGGCGCCACCGCCCGAAGAACCTCAAGCCCGGCGAGAGTTCGCACCACGACGACCAGGGCCAGCACACGCACCTGACCCGGGACGGCGTAAACCAGACCGGTAAGAAGGTTACGATCACGGGTGGCGACGACGGCTCGGGCCGGGCATCGAAACCCGCCACCGACAATTTCGAGCTCAACGAGCAGCTCAAGGGTTTGGCCGCCCGCCTGTCGCAGGTCGAGGACTCGCACCACGCCCTGTTCGACGTGGTATCGAAGTTTCGCCAGAACGCCGAGCAGGTCGTGCAAGGCTTGGCGCCCCTCAACCTCGCCACCCAGGTAACGGACGCTCTCAGCGGGGCACCAGCCGGCCTGGACGCTATGAAGGCGCTCGCGGAGGGCAAGCTCACCGGCTACCTCCAGAACGCCCTCCAGCGCGGCCTAAAATCCTTCCTGGACCCGGGCCGCCTCATGGGCATGGCGAGCCTGCTGTCGGGCAACGTCGAGGGCCTGATCGCGGGCCTGGAGGCGCAGATCGCCGGCCTGATCGCCAATAACCCGGTCATCAGTCTCGTGGACGATCTCGTCGACGAACTGGCGGCCCTGAACGCCAGCGGCGGCCCCGAGGCGGCGATCGCCGCGAAGGCGGCCGAGCTGACCGGCCAGATCGAGCAACTGACGGGCGCCAACCCGATCATCGGCCAGATCGCGAGCCTGCGGGGGCGGCTCCAGCAGCTCGCCGACCAGGCGGGTCCGGCGCTGAACTTCCTGGAGCCGCAGAAGCGGCTCGTGCAGGGCCTGACGAAGTCGATGCGCTTCGGCGGCCCGGGCTGAGAGACCCGCCATGACCGACGTCCGGATCGCGCCGAAGGGTACTGCGCCTGGCCAGCCCTTCCAGGCCGTCGACCTCGACCTGCTGCTCACCCCGGCCGGTCAACTCGACACCTCGGACGAGCTCGCCACGGCCGTCGTCGTCGCGCTGATGACCAACGCGCTCGCCGGCCCGGACGATGAACTACCAGACTCGCGCGACACCGACCGCCGCGGCTGGTGGGGCGACGTCGACGCCGAGGAGATCTGGGACGGCTGGCCGATCGGCTCGAAGCTGTGGCTCCTGTCCCGGACCACGATCACCGGGGCGGCCGCTCGCAAGGGCGCCACCACCGTCCAGGTCGAGGATTTCATCCGTGAGGCGCTCCAGCCGTTCGTCGACCGGAAGATCGCGACACGCCTCGACGTGACCGTGGTCCGCGCCGGCGTCGAGCGGATCGAGGCGCGCATCGTGATGTACCGGGGCGACGAGCTGCTGCTGTCCCTGCAGTTCGCCGACCTCTGGCGCGGGATCGTCGTCTCCGCGCCGACCGGCTGACCGACTGCCACCACCGCCCGAGCCGACCCGCTGGAAGCCGCCGCCGCGGCGCGCCTGAGGCTGCCCCATGCCATTCGCCCTGCCGGACCTGCCGACGGTCCGCCGGACCAACCGGGACAACCTCGCGGCCTTCCTGGAGGGCGCCGACGCCTCGGTGCCGAACAGCGCGCTGCGCGTGCTCTCCGACATGAACGCGGGCGGCGCGTTCCTGAACCTCAAATATCTCCAGTGGCTCGCCCGGAACTTTCTGCCCGACCTGGCGGAGAAGGGCTGGCTCGACCGCTGGGCGAACATCCTGTTCGGCGGACGCAAGGCCGCGACCTTCGCCTCCGGCACGATCACGGTGACCGGCTCGCCGGGCGCGCTCCTGCCCGCAGGCTCGCCGCTCGCGACCTCGGACGGCATCCAGTACCAGACCGCGGCCGACGTCTACCTCTCGGCCACCGCCACGCCCGTGGCGGTCACCTGTCTGACCGCCGGCGCGATCGGCAACCGGGACCGGGGCGCGCTGCTCTCGCTCACGGTGGCAGCATCGAGCGTCAACGCGCAGGCCACCGTCGTCCTGATCGACGGCGGCGCCGACACCGAGAGCGACGACGACCTGCGCGTCCGGATCCTCCTGCGGATCCGCAACCCGCCGATGGGCGGCTGCGCCACCGACTACGAGCAGTGGACCCTGTCCCTGCCCGGCGTGTCCCGCGTCTGGGTCGCGCCCATGGAGATGGGCATCGGCACCGTCACGGTGCGCTTCGCCTGCGATCAGCTCCGCGCCTCCAACGACGGCGTGCCGACGCGAGACGACTGCGCCCTCGCCAAGGCGTACCTCGACACCGTCCGACCCGTGACCGTCGCCGACCTGTTCGTGCTCCCGGCGATCCCGCAGGGGATCGTGCCGCGGATCCTGAACCTCTCGAACGACACGCCCTCGACGCGGCTCGCCATCGAGGCCGGGCTTCAAGCGATGCTCCTGGAGAAGGCCGCGCCCGGGCAGACGATCTTCGCCTGCTGGATCTCGGACGCGATCACCGACGCGGTGGGCGACGCCACCTTCGACCTCGCCACCGGGGATTTCGTGATGGCCAACGCCGGCTCGATCGCCTCGCTGCGGCCGGCCTTCGGCGGCGGGCTGGCGTTCACATGAGCGACGCCTTCATCCGACGGGACGGCGAGGACTATGCCGAGGCGCTCAGCCGGCTGCTGCCGACCGGCGAGGCGTGGTCGCGCGATCCCGCCTCGACGCTGATGCAGCTCGTGCGCGGACAGGCCGAGATCTGGGGCGCGGTGGTCGACCCGCGCGCGGCCGACCTCCTCGAGATCGAGACCGACCCGCGCTTCACCCGGGAGCTGCTCGCCGAGTGGGAGCGGGCCTACGGCCTGCCGGACCCGTGCGTGCCGGTGGTGCAGACCCTGACGGAGCGGCGGCAGCGCCTCGCGCAGAAGATCGCCATGCAGGGCGGCCAGAGCCGCGCCTTCTTCATCGGGGTCGCGGCCTCGCTCGGCTACGCGATCACGATCACCGAGTACAGGCCGTTCCAGTTCGGGTTGTCGTCCTTTGGCGGCAGCCACGGGCGCTTCAACCCGCCGGGCTTCCGGTTCTGCTGGACCGTGCACGTCGGCGGCGGCCGGTTCACCCGCTTCCAGTTCGGTGTGTCCTCGTTCGGGCGCGACCCGTTCCTCGACATCCGCCGGGCCGAGGACCTGGAGTGCATCTTCGGGCGGCTGAAGCCCGCCCACACTCAGCTGTTCTTCGACTACCGGACCGCCGCGCCGGCGGTCACCGAGCGCCGCTTCGACTTCGGCGCCTCGACCTTCGGTCACGACCCGCTCCTGCGCCTGACCACGTCCTGACGGCGCGCACCGCCCCTCGACCGCCCTGAACCGGCCGCCCCGCGGCCCACCCACCGGCCCCGCATCCGGAGAGAGATCCCGTGCGCCTGCACTATCCGCTCAACGCCAACGGCGCCGAGGATGCGGGGCAGCTGCCCTGGACCGACGGCGTGCCGCTGACCGGCATCCAGGGGTCCTACCCGGGCCACGCCATCGTCACGGACACCGAGGCCGAGATCCTCGCGGCGATCGACGCCTCGGGCCAGAGCCGCAACGGCTCCGATCTCACCCAGCTCGCCCAGGCGCTGGCGCGGGGCATCTTCCTCGGACAGTTCGGCGGCACCGCCAACGCGCTCGCCGCCACGCTGCCGAACAACATCGTGCTGCTGAGCCTGCAGGCCGGCACGCGGCTGACCGGCTTCGTCACGGCGCCCAACACCGGCGGCGTCACCCTGGCGCTGACCGGCATCGGCTCGCCCTCCGGCACCCAGACGGCCCCGCTCCTGCGCAAGGACGGCACCGCGCTCCAAGCCGGCGATCTCCCGGTCGGGCAGCTGTTCGACATCCGGGTCGACACCAGCGGCAGCTTCCGCCTCACCGGATTGGTCACTTCCGATCTCGGCGGTGGCGCGGCCGTCTTCCTGGCGGCGAACAGCAACGGCCAGGCCTGGACCACGCCGGGCACCTACACCTTCACCGTACCGTCCGGGGTCACCCGGCTGTTCATCCGGGTCTGGGGCGGCGGTGGAGGCGGTGGCGGCACCAACGCGTCCGGCGGCGTCGCCGCCGGCGGCGGCGCCGGCGGCTTCTCGTGGGGCGTGTTCGCGGTCACGCCGGGCCAGGTGCTGACCATCGTCGTCGGTGCGCGCGGCCTGGCCGGGCCGACGACCCCGGGCAACGGCGGCACCGGCGGCACGTCGTCGGTGTCCGTCACCCCGCCGATCTCCGCGACCGGCGGCGCGGGCGGCGGCGGCTACAACGGCGCGGGCCTCAACACGAACTCGGCTGCGGGCGGCGTCGGCGCGGGCGGCCAGTTCAACGAGCAGTCCGGGGCGGGCGGCGTCGGCTTCATCCTCTCGGGGCCCGGTATCGCGGCTGGCGGCATCGGCGGCGGCGCGCAGTTCGGCGGCTTCCCCTCGCCTCAGGCGATCAACTCGCCCGGACAGGGCGGCTACTCGCCCGGTGGCGGCGCGCAGGGCGGCGTCAACGGCAACGCCGGCGGCCTCGGGGGCGCCGGTCGCGTGGACATCTGGTGGGATTAAGCGAACATGCTGCGCTACGCTCGCATCCAGACCGGCGTCGTCGCCGAGCCGCCCTTCGAACTGCCCGAAGGGGTCGAGCCGGAGCAGGTCTTCGGCTCCAACGCCCCGGGCGTCTACGTCCTGTGTCCCGACGAGGCCGTGAGCGAGGGCTGGTCTTACGACGGTGCGGCCTTCGCCGCCCCGGCACCCCTGCCGCCCCCGCCGCCGCCGACTGCCGCGGAACTCAGCGCCCACGCGGCCGACCGGCGGTACGCGGTCGAGACCGGCGGCATCACGGTCAACGGCGCGCCGATCGCCACCGACCGGGTCAGCCAGGCGATGATCGGCAACGCCTACGCCTACGTGCAGGCCTCCGGGGCGGCCTCCGTCTCCTACAAGACGGGCGCCGGGTTCGTGACGCTCACGGCCGACCAGGTGAAGGCCGTGGCGCTCGCGGTTGGTGCGCACGTCCAGGCGTGCTTCAAGGCTGAGGACGACGTCGACGCGGCCATCAACGCGAGCCCGCCGACGATCACCACCGTCGCCGAGATCGACGCCGCCTTCGCGATGGCCGCGCCGGCCGCGCCCCCGGCCTGATCCGCGTCTGTCCCGACCGACCCGCGCCGCCTCCGGGCGGCTTTTTCATGCCCGCGTGAGGCGCGCCCGTGTCGAACCTCGCCCTGATCCGGCCGCAGCGCGTCGACTTCGACACGCAGCAATCCTGCGACTGGCTCGACGGCCTGCCGCTGATCGGCACGGCTGGACTCGGCGGGACGGTCCCGGGCTCGGCCAACGTCGGCAACGGCACCGTGTCAGTCGCGGGCGTCGCGAACGGCACGGCCTACGGTGCGCACATCGTCGCCGTGACCGCGATCGGCGGCGGGCTGACCTACCTCAGCGTCACCGACCCGGCCGGGATCGTCACCGCGCAAGGCGTGGCTGGTGCTCCGCTCTACGCGGGCGGGATCACGCTGAGCCTTTCGCAGGGCACCACGCCATTCGCGGTCGGCGATACCTTCGCGATCGGCGTGCTGCCGGTCGCCGTCGACCTCACCGGCCTGCGCTTCGACCTCGACAGCCGGATTTCCGCGGGCTCGTCCGGCTTCGCGATCCAGGCTTCCACGGCGACGTCGCCGGCCACCATCGCCAACGGCAACGCCTCGGGCCTCATCGCCATGCAGGTGCCGCGCGCCACCCTGGCGGCCTGCCCCGTCTCTCCCGCGGAGGGCTACCCCTACGCGATCCTGGCGAGCGACCCGGTCACCGGCCTGACCGTGCCGGCCTTCTACGGCCTGATCTTCCACACCGCCGTCGCCGCACAGATCGGCCAGGGGAGCTGAACCATGGCGATCCGTGCAAGCTCGCTCGGCGCTTCCGCCGTCATCCCGGTCGGCGGCCCCGCCGGTGCCCCGGGTACGCCCGGCGCCAATGGCCGCGACGGCGCCAACGGTCGCGACGGGGCCAACGGCCTCATCCAGTCGATCGGCGGCGCCTCGAAGGCGGTCCTCACCCTGGCCGACATCGGGGCGCAGCCGTCCACCGTCCCAGCGCTGTTCCCGAACGGCGCGCCGGCCTACCTCCCCGACCTGTTCGCCGAGTTCATCTCCGGCAAGAAGTTCGGCCTGCTGGGCGACGGGTCCGATCAGACGACGAAGCTCAACTATGCGATCGCGCAGGCCTGCGGGACGGGCAAGCGCCTCGAGCTCGCGGCCGGCTATTACGGGGTGAACCCCAGCGCCTCGGATCGGTGCCTCACCGCCTCGACCGTTCCCAACATCCGCGGCGAGGCCGGCGAGCGCACGGTCATCTTCCCGATGTCGGGCGCGACCTCGGCGCACTCGATCCTGAAGATCAAGCCGACCGCTGCCGTGCTGATGGAGTACGTTGGGATCTCCGACCTGATGATCTATCCGGGTGCATTGGCGGGTACGCCGGGCGTTCCGGCCGGCACGAAATACGGCGGGCGGGCCATCGAGATCGACACCACCGGCATCACCGGCGGTCTCAACCTGTCCTCGTTCCGGATGGCGCGGGTCTACTGTGCGGCGGGCAACGATTACAGCGTCGTGATCAACAACAGCGCCGCCGCGCAGGCGCAGGGCTGCCCGAACAACAGCTCGTTCCTCCAGTGCTCGTTCTATGAGGGCTTCCTCGGGCGGGCGATGGGCGACTCGCTGCGCTGGGTCGATTGCGTGTTCCGGTCCTCCTCCACCAACCGGAGCATGATCGACATCGCGCTGCTGGACGTCAGCGGCAACGGCGCGTCGGTGGCGATCTTCGACCGACCCAACATCGGCGGGCTCGGCGGCGTCGTGATCCGCGGCGGGCGTCGCATCGTCTTCCGCGACATCAACGCGGAGCTCGGCAACGAGCCCGGATCGATCGGCAGCCCGAGCGGCGCGCTGATCGACATCACGGGTGACATCTCTCGGGTCTACGGCGTGTCCATCAAGGGCGGCCTCGCGTCCATATTCGGCAACACGGCCGCGACCCGCCTGATCCGGGTCGACAACGCCCAGGACGTCGACATCGACGAGATCGAGCTGTCGAACGGGACGGGCGCCATCCTCGCCTCGGCGATCCAGATCACCGCCAACGCGGCGAACACGCATGTCGGGTGGGTGTCGAGCCTCGACGCGACGAAGTTCACCAACCTCGTGGCCGATGCCGGCACCGGCACGCGCGGCGTCACGCAGACACCAGCCTCCCTGGGGACCGGTTGGAGCAATCTGGGCTCCGGTTATGCTCCCGCTTCGTTCCGCAAGGATCGATACGGGCGTGTCAGCCTCGACGGCCTGCTGGTGGGCTCCGGCATCACGAACAGCGGCAGCGGGGTCACGATCTTCACCCTGCCCGCCGGCTTCCGACCCGCGACGGGTGAGCGTTACGTCGCCTACGGGATCGTCGGCGGCAACCCGGCTCCTGCACCCGTGGACGTGCTGCCCTCGGGGGCCGTCATCTACCAGGGACCGTCCGGCGTGACGCAGCTCTCGCTCGGCGCCGTCAACTTCCAGACGACCTCGTTCCACACGAGCACCTGACCGCCACCAACGGCGCCTCCGCGCGACCCGCCGCCCTCCTGCCACTCGGGTAGGAGCCGCCCCGCATGCGGGGACGGGTGAGCGGCGCGGGTCGCAGCCCCATCCTGCCACACCTCCGGAGACCACCATGCTCCTGCAGCGCCTCGCGCTACGGGCCGCAGTCGCGTGCGCGCTGCTGCTCGTGTCCGCCGATGCCCGCGCCTGGGAAGGCCGCGTCTCCTGGTACGGCTCCGAGCACGGCCAGGCGAAGAACGCCGTCGCCTGCTCTCGCCGGACCGTCGGCCACCTCGCCGGGCGCTTCAACCCCGCCGGCATGACGGCGGCGCACTGGACGCTGCCGTGCGGCACCCGGGTGCGGGTCACCGATCTCGCGACCGGCCGCAGCGTCGAGGTGACGGTCACCGACCGCGGGCCGCACCCGCGGCTGCACCGGACGCTCGATCTCGCCCGGGGTGCGGCCGCGCATCTCGGCATCCTGAATCGCGGCGTGATCCGCGCGCGGCTCACCATCGTCGCCGCGCCAGGCGCCGGACGGCTGCGGCTCGCCGCCCTTCGCTGATCCTGGCCTGGCCGCACCCTTGGCGAAATTCGCCAGCGGTCTGAGCCCGCCGCAGCCACCCTTTCGCCACCCCTGACAATCCGGAGATCTCCATGGCCACGTCCATCGACGCGGGCGCCTTCGCTCGCCTGCGCGCCGCCGGGTTCAAGGGCGCAGCCGTCCGGCTCGCTGACGTCGACCTGCCGCGCGTCGGTGCCCTGATCGGCGTCGGCGAGGACGAGATCCACGCCATCATCGACGTGGAATCGTCCGGCTCCGGCTTCGACAAGCTCGGGCGGCCCAAGATGCTGTTCGAGCCGCACGTGTTCTGGCGCCACCTCGGTGCGGGCACGAAGCGGACCCGGGCGGCCTCTCTCGGCGTCGCCTACGAAAAGTGGCGGCCCGGGAACTATCCGTCCGACAGCTACCCGCGGCTCGCCCAGGCGCTCGACATTGATGTCGAGGCCGCGCTGATGTCGGCGAGCTGGGGCCTGACTCAGATCCTGGGCGAGAACCACGTCGAGCTCGGCTACATCACGGCGGCCGACATGGTCGTGGCGTTCTGCGGCGGCGAGGCCGCACAGCTCGCCGGCACTGTGGCGCTGATCAAGTCCAAGGGGCTGTCCGCCAAGCTGAAGGCGCACGACTGGGCGGCGGTCGCGCGCGGTTGGAACGGGGCCGGCTACGCGGCTAACCACTACGACGACAAGCTCGCGGCTGCCTTCGCCAAGTGGAACCGGATCCCGGACACCGCTTGGTCGCCGGCTGTGGCCGTTGCCCCGAAGCCGCCTTTCGTTGCGCCCGAGGCGCTTTCCGTTGCGGTCCCGGCCGGGCCGGCAAGCGCCCCTCCTAAGCTCCCCTCTCAGCCGGCGAGCTCCCCCGCCAAGCCGGCCGTCGCGACCGCACTGGTCGCAGCTGCGTCGCCGGCGCTAGCGCCGGCCGGCAGCGGCCTGCTCGGCTCCATCCTCGGCCGCCTGCGCGCGGCCTACCCCGTCACCCCGAAGAAGGTCTGATCCCATGGCAGGCGGCATCATCGGCAGCGTCATCGGCGGCGTGCTCACCGGCGGGATCGGCCCGGCGTTCGGCGCGGTGCTGCCCGACGTGACGGCCACCGCGAAGATCCTGGTCGACCGGCTCGTGCCGGACCCGGCCGCGCGCGAGGCGGCGCAGCGGGATCTGGAGCAGGTCATCTCGGCACGCGACAGCGCCTTGCTCCAGGCGGTCACCGCCCAGAACGAGGCGCAGAACGCGATCAACCTCGCCGAGGCGCAGGGCAACGACCGCTTCTCGTCCCGCTGGCGCCCGGCGCTCGGCTGGGGGTGCGTGGCGGCTTTCCTCTACCAGTTCCTGGCCGCGCCGATCATCACCTTCGTCGGAAGCCTCATCGGCGTCATCTTCGGCTTCGCCTTCCCAGCACCGCCGACGCTGACGATGTCCGACTTCATGCCGGTGCTTCTCGGCATGCTCGGTCTCGGTGGCATGCGTACCGTCGAGCGCATCCAGGGCGTCCCCGGGGCGATGCCCGGCGGCACGAAGCGCTGATCCGCCCGCACCGAAGCCCGTGAAAGTTTCACGGGCTTCCCACCCGCTATCCGGGGGCCCGCGTGCGCGGGGCTGGCCCATCCCGCACGACCGGAACACCGGCGCGCGGCTCTACTGCCCTGGGGGGCCAGGATCATGACCGCACAGCAGCAGCAACAGCAGCAGATGCAGCCGCGCGATACGGACACCAGGCTCGGCATCCTAGAGACCGCCGTCGCCGACATCCGCTCTGTCATGCAGGACATCCGAAGCGACCTGAAGACCCGCAGCTCGATCAACTGGGCGCCGGTCAACATCATGATGGGCGTCTGCACCGTCGCCGGCGGCATGTTTTTCACCTGGGTGAACTCGAACAACGGTCGCCTGGAGACTGCGATCGCCAAGGTCGAGGCGCGAACCGAGGCCTACGTGCCGCGCCAGGACCTGGATACACGGTTCGCGGTGGTGGCCCAGCGCCGGGACGATCTTCAGCGGCTGACCGACGGTCGCGTCGAGCGGATTGAGCGCGATCTCGACGCCATCTCCAAACAGGTTGTCCCGCGAGGTGAGCACGAGCAGATGTGGGCCGCCCAGCGAGCCCGCGATGCGGATTTGCAGCGTCAGGCCGACCAGAATCGGCAGGGTCTCTACGACCTCAACACCCCGCGCGATACGATCCAGGGCATGCAGCGCCGGATCGACGAGCTTGAGCGGGATACCCGGACGCCGGCGCGCCGGTAGCGCTGCTTCACACCCTACTTCAAACCGCCCTGGGCGCCCTGGCTTCGGCTGGGGTGCCTTTCGTCGTTTCAGGCACCCTGCGGATTAATCCGGCTCGGTCGACGTCAACATCCTGAGAACGAGACCACCTTCAGCCCCGCCGGCACCGCCGCGCGGGGCCTTTTCGTTCTGCGCCTATTCGGTTTGTTTCCATTCCAGGCCGATCTCGCGAATGACCTCGGCAATCGCAGGAGCTGATGCCGTTCCAAGTGAGGCAGCTTCCGCCTCAGCCGCTCGTACCACTCTCGCAGCTTCTGAGCTCGTCACCACTCCCGTGCTGATCAGCAACTTCCCGAGGTGCTTGACCAGAAGCGCCGCCGCAATGGCGTTCTCCTGAGCACCTTTCGTGATGTGGATTGACATCGGCTCCCCGTAGCATCCGCAACCGAGGGCCAAACTAGGGCCGATCTCGCCACGACAACCGTTGGCAGCGAACGAATTTCGAGTTGCGCCGTTAGGCAGCCATGTCGGAGCCTAGGAAGCCTACCGATCTTGAACGCGATCGCCTCCATCGCAGGATGGCGCTCAGCATAGCTTTGGATGAGCAGTTGCTCGCGTCTCTTGCAGTTGCTGCAGACATGCTACGCAAGGCAGATGACCCCAGCGCGGTTGATGTCGATCGTGTGATTAGAAACAATCGTGTCGGTATCATAAAACAGCGCGCCATACTCGGTGCCGCAGGGATAAAGGTCTGATGAGTTCGCCGCGCATCTACGTTGTTCGAAGCATGCGGCCTCACGGCAACGTTACCTACAACTGTCCGACTGCTGAATGGGCGCTGAAGAAGCTGCGGGACTCGAGGCGACGCCAACATCACCGTTCTGGACCCAGATGGCAGGCCAATGTCCGAAGCTGCCCTGATCGGCTGCATCGAGGGCTCCGGTGCGGCGCCTGCCGATGATGCGCTGCCTGCTGCACCGCAGATCACTCGTCAGCCGGCCTTCGCTTAGGCCAGCGCCACGCCCGCTCGGTCCGCCGCGGCGGGCTTTTTCGTGCGCTGTCCTCGAGGTCAGTTCAGAGCTTCCGGTCGTCGACCAAGGAATGGCGCCAAGCCGGAGGCTTCGACCATAGCGGTGAAAGCGTCATAGGCTTCTTGGTCCGTTGCGTAGGTCTCCTGCCAGACAGTGCTCCCGCCGGACGACAGGTCGATCACCCCTAGACGCCAGGGATCTTGCGTACCGGCGAGGCGGTAGATCTCGACGTCGACGGACTCAGCATCGCGGCTGAAGGTGCCGGACAAGGGGGAGTGCTCATACTCGTGATCGTCGCCGTTCATTCCTGGCGCCCATGTCACTGTGCGACGTGCATCTTAGTCAACGTCGCGGTCGCGTGTAGGCTGCCTGCCCTGCCGGCGCGGGCTCTTCGTTGCGGCGGTCCAACTTGATGAAAGCGGCTGCTCAACCTCGACACGGCATCCGGTGTGAGTTGGAGAACAGTCCGATTGGCACGTGCGCGACCGTCAATCCCGTCTCATCACGCACGATGAGCGTCCACGGGTTATTGAGATTGGCGGCGCCGAGATCGTCCGCCATCTCTCCGATAACCTCATACGCATCGGCCAGCGCTTGCTCCAGGTCCTCGGCATCGACGCCTTCGCCGTCCCGGATTGTCTTATGACCGTTGCCGACGTCAAAATAGAACCGTCTGAGCATTCTCGCCCCCGACCAGCGCTCTCCCCTTGGGCAAACATACGTCAATCTGTGCCAAACCGCATAGGCGCGGGAATGCAAATAGCGCTTCGAACGTCCCTAAGTTGTGATCATACCGATTGCAGATCATCCTTAGTTTCTGAAGGGGGGCCGTATGACGGTCATTGCCGAAGAAAAGGGACAAGTTAATTACGAGCTGTTGGATAGGCTCAAGAGACGAGCACATATTCGTGCTATGCTATGGCGAGCAAAAAATGAGTTTTCGAAGGATGAGAACGAACGAGTGAACGCTCAGCCACTTGCAAGTAGGCGGCGCCGGCCATCTTGCACCCGAGCCGCGTTGTGTATCGGCTCAGCTTTCACGCTGGTGAGATCGGACGCTTCCCCGTTTGGCGAGTGTCAAGGCAGGGCAGCACCTGAGGCCGATCCGATCGGCGAGAAACGCGGTGAGGGCGGCTAATGTGGCGGAGCATCAACGCAATGAACGTCCCTGAACATCATTCCATCCTAGATCGTATCGTTTCTAATTCCAACTTTGTGCTAACGTTCGTTCTGGCTGCACTTATAGAGACATCATTTCTTATCGCGGCATTCTTTGTTGGATCAAATATCGAGGACAAAATCGTTTCGATTTCAGTATTGTTTTTCGGCTTTGCCGTCGGCTCAATTATCGGTACTGCTGCTAGTCCTTACGACAGCAAAGAGGACAAAAGATTTGCGGCTTATTGGAAAGCGATCGCCTTGTTTGCATCTGGATACGCGGCGTCCAAACTCGATGGCGCCTTGAGTGCAGCGTTTTCTGTCGATGCGCTGACCAACCTCACCGGTCTGACAACATTCCGCCTTCTGGGCTTTTCGGCCGTACTCCTTCTGACGGCGAAGGTCACCTTCGCATGTCGGAGCTATCACTCAGATTAAGACACTACCGCGGTTCATTCCCTATGGCGGACCGGTTCACTTGGCAGCGTTGTTGATCTGGGGAAAGGCCAAGGAGGCTCTCGATGGCTCACGCCCACTTATCCGAGACCGAGAGCACAGTCACCGATCGGGCTTTGCGCCCTGAGAAGCAGCGCTCGTTCGAACCAGACACCGTGCTGCGGACGACTTCAGCGCCGAGTGCCGGGACCAGCCCGAATCGCGCCTTCGTCAGGCGCTCGAAGCCCGCACTGCGGCTGTTGTGGCTGGCGTAACGAGCGGCGCTTGGTCGGAGGGCCGGATGAACACGCCACAGCCCGCCATTTTGAAAGCGATCGCTGAGGGCGCTCATGCGCGCGCGATCGGCCGTCCAAAGGTTAGCTGCCCGTACCATCCTGACATGCCTGATCGGCAAGCGTGGCTCGACGGTTATGACGGTATGCCTAACGAAGACGGGCCGGACGTACCGATGCCCGACGCCTGA